GTGAAGCTTTGGTGCTGACTGCTGAAGAGGTAAAGATTCTTTCTAAAGATATTGGCGACAAGGTCTTTATTCCTGTGCTTACTAATGAGCAGGTCGTGCAGTTGGTAAAAGAAGGAAAGCTAGGCCAGAAAATTAATAACACCAAAGATTAATAAGCTGTGAACCCGACACAGTCTTTTAAATGTGGGGTATATCACTTATTAGATAGTAATATTTATTGATGTTTTAGTGTGTAATGTGTAGATTGCCAATAGTTTTTATAGTAGATATTGGGATTATGCAATATGTCTAATATTGAGCAAGATACACGTTTTATTGTTAACAATAATTTGATTAACAAGGGCTGGATCTTGGACATTCAAGATCCAAACAAAAATGTCTTTTTTGAATCAGATATCTTAAGAATTGTTAATAATGAGTTTCTCAAGAAAAGTAAAAAAAGACCCGATTATGTTCTTTTCGATTCACAAAATAAGCGGCCAATCGGTGTAATTGAAACGAAATCAGGTGGAAAAAGCTTAACAAAAGCACTGGATCAGGCAACCGAATATGCTGAAATGCTTGATGCACCTTTGATATTTGCAATGAATAATGGTTTCTGCGAAACACGGCATTTGTATACCCAAAAACCATTATTTATTGATGAAAATGAGGTTAATGAATTAATAAGAGTAAATGAAGCTAAAGAGTTCATATTGCAGGAAACAAATGGTATTTATATTACACCTAAAGAAATTTTAGTCTCTCGCAAAGAGTTAATTAATGTTTTCAAGAAGTTAAATAACTCACTAAGAGGTGAAGGTTTAAGAGCTGGTATAGAAAGGCTTTCAGAATTTGCAAACATTCTTTTTTTAAAATTGTATACAGAGAATGCTAATACAGGTATTTGGAATTCTCTCAAAAGTCTCGATAATGATTTGCTAATTAATACAACTAATAACATACTACAAGATATTGATAGACAATATGGTGCTTCTGTTTTTACAAATTTACAGCTAACCAACCCTGTTGCTGTTAAAGAGATGATCAAAGAGTTGGATAAGTTAAAACTCTCATCAATAGATACCGATATTAAAGGAGATGCTTTTGAGTATTTCTTACAGCAAGCTACAGCAACTAATAATGACTTAGGAGAATATTTTACTCCACGTCACATAACTAAAACCATTGTTAACTTAGTCAACCCTAAATATGGTGAAAAGATCTATGACCCTTTTTGTGGGACAGGTGGTTTTTTAACAGAGGCATTTGATCATATAAAAGATAACACTTTAATTGCAAACAATAGTAGTGAAGAAATCAAGCTTAAACATAATACTATTTTTGGAAGAGAAATTACCTCAAATGCAAAACTCGCAAAAATGAATATGATTCTGCATGGGGATGGGCATAGTGGAATTTGCCAGATAGACACACTTCAAAACCCTATTGAATCTGAATATGATGTGGTTATAACCAACATGCCATTTTCTCAAAAAACTTCTTATTCTCACTTATATGAGAATAAGTTAGCTAAAAACGATGGTGATGGAGTATGTGTTCTACATTGCTTTAAAGCAACAAAAAAAGGAGGGCGAATGGCATTAGTAGTACCTGAAGGCTTTCTTTTTAAAGCCGCTTTAGCTCCAGTAAGGAAGTATTTATTTGAAAACGCCCAACTAAAAGCAGTAGTTTCACTTCCAAAAGAAGTTTTTCTGCCATATGCAAAAGTTAAAACCAATATACTCTACTTTACCAACTGTCATAATGGTAGAACAAATTCTGACGTTTTTTACTACAATGTGACAAATGATGGCCTAAGTTTAGATTCTTTCCGTAGAAAAATTGACGAAAATGATTTAAAAAATTTAGATTTTGCTGATTTAAATAAGAGCGACTTTGATAAATATTATAATGAATTAGGTTTCTTAAAAGTTAATCCAGAATTAATCAGAAGCAATGATTATATTTATAATTATGCTCACTATAGTAATTCACATATAAAATCAAAATTCCCAACTATAAAACTAAAAGAACTCCTATCCTTGTCTGGCAAAGTCAAAGTGGGAGAGGATACAAATATACCTATTATGAGTATCACTATGGAACATGGCTTAATTGATCAGCATGAGAAATTTAAAAAACGAGTCGCAAGTTCTGATATTTCTGGGTATAAAAAGGTTTTTAAAAATGAACTTGTAATGGGGTTCCCTATAGATGAAGGTGTTCTAGGATTTCAAAAATATTACGATGCTGCTGCCGTAAGCCCAGCATACAAAATCTTTAGATTAAAACGAGAAGTTAATGTAGAATATTTGGATTTGATTTTGAGATCTAATTCTCTAAGAAAAATATACAAAAGTAAAATGCAAGGCAGTGTAGAGAGACGACGCAGTATTCCTGATGAAATGTTTTTGAATATTGAGATCCCGAATCCTCCTGAAGAGGTTAAAGATCAAATAGTAAAACAACATAAACTAATAAAGGAAATTGAGAATAGTCTCAAGGAAAATCAAAAAAAATTGCGTCTAAAGACAGAAGCATTATGGGAACTTCCTCAAAATTACAACTAATCCCCCCTTCGAACCCACCACCACGGTGGGTTGGATGATGCTAATCTTAAGCTGAAATTAACTCTAACTTATAACCGGCGCACATCAAAAAGCGGACAAAAAGTTATTGATACAGTAGCTTCATCTATGAGACATAATGATGACTATGTTATTACTCTAGAAGATGGAACAAAGGTTACTGCTGATAATTTAAAAATGAGTGGAAAGATTTCCGTTGAAACGATTAATAATAAAGTTTATAACGATGGGCTTAAAGTTCAGTTGTATAATTGGATGACCACCAATATTAATTTTGGTGACTAATATGGCTAAACGCTACTTACCCTTCTACAATAATGCTAGATTTATTGCGCTAGTGTTAGTAGCCTTTTTTGTCATTTTTTCAATATCTTTCAGATATTTGGATTTAAATATCAGTATTAGCTTAACCCAATTTTCGTTTGTTTTGCTTTTGCCCTTAAGTCAAATTTATTTAGCCTATAAGGGCATGCTAGATGCACTCAAACTTGATGGATTAAGTCAGTCTGAGAGAGACAGATTAACTTCAACAGTAGATATACGAAGTAAGTCATCTTTATATGTGGCTATGCTTTTTATTATTCTTGTTTTTAGTATGTATATACTTAATTTATTAGGCTTACTTTCAGCTAAGCATCTTTTAGCTCTAATACTTTCTGTTGGACTCACCTCAATTTTTAGCTTCTTCTTAGCTTGGTCTGACTTAAGAGAAATCTCTTTGCTTGAAAAAACATTAAAAGATCGCAAAGAATCAAGAGAGGCAAAAGCAAAAGTATTGAGCAATAAGTAAAAAGCGATCCAATTCATCTAATCTACCCACCACCACGGTGGGTTTTCTTTTTTAATATATTCAAATTTTCCCTGATATTATGGGATTAAGACTTTGTGCCAACATTGATCTTAAATAACCATTAATATCGGAGAAAATATGAAAACTGAAATCATAGAAGCTCTAGCGTTAGAGCTTACTAAGGCAACCATTGCTGATACTGATCCTTCAACCATCAATATAAAAAGTGCTGATCTTTGGGTTAAAACCTACCAGGAATCACTGAAAGCGGTAGAAGAAGCTTTAAAAGAACTTAAGCCAAAGCCTAAAGCCACATCAAAACCCATTTCAGGAATGAGCTAACCCTGATTACTCACACTCTACTATACTTACCTTGCAGTTATTCTTGGTGGCAAAGTCATCAAGAATAGCTTTCAGCGCATACGCGTTCCGAAGCGTGCACTCTATTTTGAAAGCGGCTGTGCAATCACCAAAAAGAATCTTTTCAGCACGATCAACTTTTTCTTCTAGTTGATCAATATTACTTTCCTGAAGCAGTAGTTTCTCAACCATCTGCTTGCGCCATTCAAACATTTCTTCGCCTAGACTCATTTCTATCACCTTTGATAGTTGGGTTTTCTTTTGTCTATTAAAGCATGAATTATAGTTAATAAAAAGATTAACCATTGTTAACTTTTCTCTTGACTAAAAAATTAACCATAGTTAATATAAATCTCGTAGACAACAAAAAAGCACATCGACTCTCTTACCTTCCGATGTGCTTTTGCAAACTGCGAGATCAATTATGAACGTAAAAGCTACCCCTTTCAACTCATTTGCATTTGTCAGCATGGCTGCTCTTGCAATCTCTGGTGGTTCTTTAGTTGCTTGCCAATTGCAACCAGCTTTCCAAACAAAAGACGCACCTACTCTTTTTACACCTAAAACTCAACCAAGTACTTACAGCGTGTTAACCGCAAAAATCACAGGTAAGCATTCTGGAGTTGCTGTAATTAAATTAGATAGCTTCCGTTTAAACGTTAGCTTTGATTTTGAAGCTCATCCAGACAGCTACGGCGTTCCGGGTTCTGAATTCACCACTGTTGATATTACCCAACTCACAGTAAATGAAATCACTGACATTAATGGTAAGTCATATAACGATTTCACCGAATTTGAAGACATCCGCAACATCAATAGCCTTCTAAAAGGCTTCATCGAACGTAACAAGTTGGTGGAGGCAGCCTAATGAAAGATTACAACTGCCCTACTTGCAAGAAGATGATTCCTGTTGACCGTTCAAAAATCAAAGCTGGTGATGAGGTTTCATTTTGCAGAGTAACCCAATCTTCTAAATCTGCTCGTTTTTCTTCAAAAGAAGGAATTGTCGATTGCCGTGAAGGTGATGTGGTTTTAGTTAAATATCGCAAAGAAATTATTCCTTTAAATATTAAGGACGTCTCACCTGTAGATGCTCCTAGCCCGCTTACGTATGCCTTTGTTGGTGCATGCGAATGTAAGGAGGCTGAACATGTCTAATTTCAAAAAGCACCCTGACGGCTATAAGTCTTTTTTAGGTCGTGATGATAAAGGGCTGTATTCAGTTCGCATCGGCTGGCAAGTGTACGCATCTAATGCTAATGGCTCAGTTCTTTACAAAGTTAAAGACGGATTTAAGACGCCTTTAAATGTGTTCAGGTTCCAAACTTCTTATCCAAAAGTTTGGAATGAACTCACCCAAGAAATCGATTTTCAGCGCAGAAAGCAGCTCGCTATAAAACTGCGTGAAACAAATATCCCTACTTATGACCGCAAGGCTTACAAGCAAAAACGCGGCTTCACCGGCTCTAGATGAGGATAAGAAAAATGACAACTGAAAACTCAAAAGACAACTTACATATCTGGAATGCAGTTAAGCAAACGCCTACAAATTTTCTTAAAAAAATTGAGTTTGGTTATTTAAAAGGTAAATCAGATATTAACCCTCAATGGCGATTAATGGCTATGACTCAGGCCTTTGGTCCTGTTGGTCATGGCTGGACTTATAGACATGTACGTTTATGGTCTGAAACTGCGCCAGATGGAACCATTATGGCTTTTGCTGAAGTAGCAGTAAAAACCAAGATTGATGGTGTTTGGGGTGAGGAATTTTTCGGCAACGGCGGTTCAGCAATTGTTGAAGTTCAAAAAGGAAAATTAGTAGCGATTGATGAAGGTTATAAAAAGGCCGTTACTGATGCTCTAGGTGTAGCGTTTAAAGCTATTGGCGTGGCCGCTGATGTTTACCTCGGAAATTTTGATGGAAGTAAATATCTATACAACTATGACTATGCCTATCTAGAGCAAAATGCCTCTACCCCAGCAGGTCAAAATACAAATCAGAATAACCAGACAACCGCTCAGGGTGGTAACCAGAAACCACCCCGTACTCAGGATCAACTATATCAAGATGCATTGAAAGCAATCAAAGATGCACCTGACACTAATATCTTAAATGCTGCAATTAAGAAGTTTAAAGGCACTACTTATGAGGCGGGTATCAATAGAGCATGCCAAGCACGTGCCGATCAGATGGGTTGGGCGCCTAAAAACAATCCTCAGCAAGTTCAACAACAACAGTCGTTACATCACTAAAAGGAGAGCTATTTATGTCTAATTTACTAACTGCAGCTGAAGCATTTGCAGCTCTTCAAAAAGGCAAAACTGTTCTTTGTCGCCCTATTGGAGACATGTTGGACTTTTCTGACTTAGATCAATTCCCCGCTTCTGTTTTTGGTAAACCGGGTTTTGAATTCTGCATCAAAATCGAAACTATTGAGCTGGCTGGCATTACATTCACAAAGCCATTAACTATTGATGAGTATGAAGAAGGTCAAAATGTTTTTGTAATCAACACATATTTACCTTCCATTTATAACGTTGGATTTAAAACTCCTGCACTCATTGAAGCAATTAATAGTGGTTTTGTTCAGCGTGATGCTGAAAATGCCAAGCTTCAATTAAAAGCTTTTTCAAAAGCACTCGGTATTGAAATCAACAATGATTTAAGTGTTATTCGTCTTGGTGAGGAACCTAAAAAACAGAGAGGCAAAAAATCAAAAGCAGAAAAGTCTATTGAAGTTATTTCTGCAGAAATTCAACCAACAATTGTTATTACCGAACAAACAAATGTCACCACATCTGAGGATCTATTAATTCCAGAAACTAACGAGCCTAAAGTAGATCCAGAATATCAGCAAACCCTAGATACTCTTCTACAGCGTGTAAAAGAGTCAAAAACACCTGCAGAAGTAAATGCGGTTTATCGTTATACCCGCACATGGGATGACGAACAAATGAAGCCTATCCTTCTCGCCACTCACAAACGTCTTGAAGAGCTAGAAAAAGAAAAGGCATCTGCTAATGAGCCACCCTCTTTAATGGTTCAAATCCAAACTGCACCAGACCTTACAACGCTAGATGCTTTGGAAATAGACGTGGCTGCACGAGATCCGCAGATTCAACCGAAGCTAATGGGGTATGTGAGAAAACGCCGCTATGAATTAGAGAATCCTACACCTACTCAACAAGAATCTACCCCTGATTATTTATTAGTGGACGGTTTCTAACATGAAAGATCAGTACAAGAAAGTGAGCCAAAAACACATGCTTGGTTTTATGTACTACTTGCAATTGCTGGGCTATGTAATAGTCCGGCAAGGCATGGATCAAGCAATGTTTCTAACCAAGCATTATGCGGTACCAGTCGCTTGGCGCCGCATAACGATCGACTATCACAACCGATTAAACAAACCTGCCCAGCAGCTTTATAGAGAGTTTGTTGAGTGGACTAAAGAAGAATATGCAGAGATGGTGGCTTAAATGACAGGTAATGAACGTATCCCTTTTGAATCACAATTCAAAACTACAGAAATTTTTAAACGTGAAAGTGCTATTCGTAAAAATGACATCCTAGCATTCAGTGAAACAATGAATGGCTATTTCAATATTGTAACTAATGATGCTTGGCAGTTATGGAATAAAGCCAAAGCCGAGACGGTGCCAGATACTCCCACCCCTAGTGTCACTCTAACTTGCGCTGAACTAAAAGAAGCCTTTGATTTTGGTGCGCCAGATGGGGAAAAAGATCAATTCCAGATGGAAACTGAAATGACCATCAAATGGCTCCAAGATGGTTATGACGGTGAAGGATACTACTGTTGGTATGCTGATTTACCTGAGGAAGGTTGCATTAAGTTGGGTGTTAGCGAATCGGGAGCTGAAGGATGAGTGAATCAACTTTATGGGCGGTTGCAATGCGACCTGAAGGTTACAGCCCTTTTAAGCAAACGCCAGCAGCTTCAAAAGAGATAGCTGAGCGAGCTGTTGAGCGTTATAGAAAAATGCATGAAAAGGAAGGCAACAACTTTTTCTTAGAAATTTTTGATGATGTTATCAAAGTTCAGAAATGGCACGGTTCCCGCAAAGATCATATTAAAAATCTATTTTATGTTGAGAGTTGGTTTAGTGAACCTATGTACCAATGCTTTGATTTGAAGACAGCTGAACGTGTTTTTAAATTTGATGAAATAGTAATTTGCTACAAGAAAGGCTCTGCCCCTCTTGTAACCAAAAGCTTTGATGAAGCAAAACTATTTTATGGATCTAGTGAGACGGGTTTTAAATATCAGATCCAGCCAATAGAACCACCTGAAAACCTTTTCAATTGGTTTCATCCAGATATTGAATTGTTTGACACCATTGAAGAAGGAGCTGAAGCCTATACAAGAGAACAGTGGGCACAACTTCAAATGAATCTTAGAGTTGAAATTGAAACTCAACTATTAGATTACGATGAAATACCAAATATACCGGAAGATGCAGTAGTTTGGCCAAACTGGAAGCCAGAACCGCCAGAACAAGGACTCTTTTTAATTGCAGCATTTGATTCAGAAGATGGCCCTGTACTTTGGTGGGCAAATCCTAAAGCGGAAAGTAAGGAGAAATAAATGTCACGTTTAACTAAATTAGATCGTATGACTCATGCAGAAAAAGAGGCTGCTAAGAAGGAATTTTGGGAAGCTGCTGATAATCAAACTTTTCCACCTGAAACAGTAGCTATTGTTATGCACGTATCCTTACCGTGGTTGCAGAAGAAAAGATGTGAAGGTGGCGGCATTCCATTCTCTAAACCTCATAAACGACAAGTAAATTATATGAAGTCTGATGTTTTGGCTTATATTGAACAAAACAAAATGGCACATACAGCATAAGCGGCTAAGTGCCGCTTTTTTAATCACCAAAAATAGACCTTTAATAGACTTAAACTTGAAAAATAGACCGTATTTATCAAAATAGACCATTAATAGACTATTTTTGTATTGCTAAAGATTGTGTAATATTGCATTGTATTGCTTTAATATAAATTATTAAAAATATTGATTTTTTAATATCGCTAGGTATTGCTTAATATTGCAATGTATTGCTAGAATTGAGAAAGACCCGCTGAACTTTAGGGTTCAAGGGTAACGACATGCAGCGGCATCTTCGGAGCATTTATTTTTAAATAAATACCTATAAATTCGAATTTTATTTTCAAATTAAAATACCTAGACAGACCTGTCAGTCTATTTTTTATCCTCTTAACTAATTAGTTGTTCTTAAAAATTAAATACTCATTATTTTTTTTAATTATTATTCATTTCTACGTAAACATTCCTCATACCACCCTGTTTGAAAATCTTCAATTGCTTGGCGTTTAAAGAAACTTGTCTTAAATACTTTGGCAGCATAAGCTGAGCTAATTAAGTCTTGATAAAGCTGCTTGGCTTTTTCATCTGCTACCCCATCAGCAATTTGTTGTAAATCTTGTGCTGGTACTTTTTGCTGTCGTGCTTCCATCACGTTATAAGCGACCTTTTTTACGATATTACAAATATCCGGATCAGCTGTACTTTCATTAGCATAGCAACCGGTGGCAATAAAACTTAATAATAATATTTTGAATTTCATATCCCTATCCTATTATTCATCTTCCGTTCTAAAAAAAGTAATAGATGAGAAGACCTATTCCTTTCAAAATGTTCATGCAGGATTAATTACATAAAAATAAATGATCATGACCACAAGCAAGATGGAAGCAAGTGTTAAATAGGTGCCGACTGTATTAAAACTCTGTAAAAATTTTAAGATCTGCATTTCAAATCCAGAGAAAAGTTGAAGTAATTAACAGAAGAAATTTAGCACAACTAAATAATGCCAATCAATTCACACTTTTAAATTTTTATCGTGATTTAATTCAAATATTATTCATTACATTTTATCCCCAAAGTCCCTTTATAGTAGTCAGTTGCACTTTTCAAATCTGACAATAATTTTTCTTTAGTGTACGGTTTTGGTGAAACTTCTATCAGTGCAGGCATGTATTGTTTTTTATACACATCAGGATAGTCATGACATAAAATTTTAACTTTAACTTCTTGAGGGGTATTTGGATTATCTAACTGATCTAAAAATTCACCAATTTTTCGGTCCGACTCTTCAAATTGAGCTTTATAATCAATTTGAGGTGCCTCAGATTCTGCCTGTTTCGTACATGCGCTGAGCAATGCCACACATAACATCATTGTTAAAAATTTTAACTTCATAGATTTCACATTTTCATATTCATTTTTAAATATACTTATCCTGATTAAATGTAAATAAATACTGTAAATACGTAAAAAAGAAAAAAGTATATGTAGATAGCTTCTCCTAACAACAAAACTATTTTTACTTGGTCTAATACATTAGAAGACTGCTTTTTAATAATTTTTAAATTTCGGTGAAACCATAGAAAAGTAGGTATAATTTTGCTCGACTGTCCGCAAATCTTTGTTAAATTTCTCCATGAATGAATTAAGTTTTATTAGAAAAAATTTAAGATTTAGAAGACGAGCTTTAAACCAATTTGAGCAAAAACAGGCTCAGCTTAATGTTTTACATTACCTAAATCACCTTCCTATTTTTCATTCATCAAAAAAAATCGGTTTATATCTGCATGCTTTTGGTGAAATCCATACCGATCTTCTTATCAAATTATGTTTTAAAAAGAACAAACAAGTTTATTTACCCATGATTTGTTCAATGAACCAACATTTAGTATGGGTAAAAATAAATAAAAACCAATATTTAAGTCGTCGTTTTTCTCATCACCCATTGGGAATGAAAGAACCTATGGCGACTCGTGGAAAACATGTATCACAGCTTGATTTGCTACTTATGCCACTTTTAGCTTGCGATCACTACGGGACACGTATTGGTATGGGTGGTGGTTATTATGATCGTACATTAGCTAGTGCTAAACATAAGCCCTACCGTTTAGGATTGGCACATCAATTTCAATTTATTGAACACACTTTAGAACGTCAAAGTTGGGATCAACCGTTAGATGGTTTATTGACTCCACAGCACTTTTATTATTTTAAAAGATGATTTTTATATAAAATTTATAAAATCTCCAATATATCCTTTTACTTTTTTAGCTCCTTAAAAAACGAAAAAGTAACCACCCTAAGGATGGTTACTTTGCCGTGACAGACCGTTTTACCAACTTATATTAACACGTCTATTTGGCGCTAAACATTCAATAAGTTGTGAACTATTGTTATCACTACACTGCTTGTATAAGTCGGTCTGGCTATTCGCCTGTATTTGTATACGGCTTGGTTCAACACCTTGTCGTACCAGTAACTTGGCAACCGTATTCGCTCGTTTAGATGATAACTCTTGGTTATAACTAAACTTACCCAATGGGTCTGTGAATCCAGAAACAATAATTGGGGTTGTTGTTGGACTTTTCTTAATTTGCTCAGCAATTTTCACAACGCTATTAGTACCTTCTTCAATCGCACTCGCATCAAATCGATCAAAAGCAAATAGGACACTCGCTGTACGATCTGCAATTACAGTGCTATATGCTGGTGCCTGATTATTTTCTCCCAAAACAACTAAACCTTCACACGCTTCACCCTTCCAAGATAAACGTTCTGCTAAATAGTGCTTATCAAAATCAATACGCAACTGGCAACGCTGGTACTGGTGTGTGTTGGGAACACGGATATCTAGCACATAGTTCCAAACTTTTACTGCAAAAAGCCCTTCACTAAATTGTGGATTGCCTAGTAAAGCTCGAATTTGATCTTTATTTAGTCCTGTATCTAAACGAGCAATATCTTGGTATTCATAACGTTTTACTTGTTTCAAATAACTCTTTTCAATCGCTGGAAAATGAATTTCCTGTTGCTGAGCCTGTTCATTTGCATAAGTTGTGACTGCGAAACCAGCAAAAGCTGCTAAGACTAAGCTTTGGATTGTTTTGTTCATCTCTATAATCTCTTTAATCTGTCGAGCAAGGAGAGCATTGCCCTCCCAACCAGTTTCTTAATTAATCACACCACTAATACCAACGCGGACGCTTGGCTCACCTTGAGAAGCAGCTGCCACACCACCTGTAATTGACCAACGGCCATTGTCAGAGGTTTTGCGTAAGGTCACACCGACTGCGTTCTCACCACCATGATATGCAGCACCAACAGCATAGGTATATTTACCTGCTACAAACGGCGCATTTTCTAAGGCCATGGCAGCGGCAATACCTGCATTAGCTTTTTTCTCAACGTCATCAATACGTTTATTGGTGTCATAGAACACTTGTTGTAACTGATCACCCAGATTGGTAATTTTGTTACCCAATTCTTGGTTCGACTGGTTTAAGGTCCCAATCGCATCATTAATATTGTTCTTACCTGTACCACCAATATTGTTGGTTGTAATTGAGCCATCTTTAGGATCAATCGTAGTATTTCCACCAATACTGTTTTTGATGCTTTCTGAAATTTTATGGATTTGACCACCATTTACAGCTTGGTTCGAACCAGCTTTAATCTCACCATCTTTAACACCTTGAACAACACGATCACCCTCTTTACCAGCCATATTAATGCTAGTACCGCCAGTATCTCTACCGACCGTGATTTCACCATTTGGTTTTTGCTGTTGAACTAACCCAGCTTTACCATTAGAAATGTTATCGATGTTATTCTGAATATTCTTAATATCATTCGAGTTCTTATCGACTTGATTTTGAACATTCCATAATTGACCACCATTCACGGCATCTTTAGAGCCTTCAGCAATTTTACCGTCAGCTACATTTTTCAGATTGGTACCTTTTTCTCCACCACCTAAAGTGACTGAGTTCTTGTCGACATTGCCATTTTTATCTTTGTCATACTGCACAGCATGATCAGAAAGCTTGCCAATATCTTTACCAATTTGATCTTTAACTTCGTTAATTTGCTTGTCTAATTGGCCTTTGTTCACCGCATCTTTTGCATTAATACCGTCTGCAACATTGGTAATTTGTTTACCACCTGCATTAATACCATTCACTGTGATGCTTGGCCCACCCTTAATGGTTAGACCTTGTTGATTTAAGACATGGCCCCCGACATTCACGCTATCGAACTTCACATCTTTTAACATCTCAATTTTGACACCATCTTCTGTGGTACGGGTAATGATGTTCTCGCCACTAGTTTTATCTTCAGCAGTTTTTGCGTCCGCACCACCTACAATATTGATAGTGTCACCAAGCTTACGGTGAACTGCTTTGCCTTGGGTTGTTTTCTGGTCATTCGCACCAAAATTTAGCCCTTTTTGAGTCAAGTCATTTACACCATTGGTGACTTTTTCATCTACAGACTTAATTGCGTCATTGATGTTATTTTTACCTGTACCACCAATATTGTTGGTTGTAATTGAGCCATCTTTAGGATCAATCGTAGTATTTCCACCAATACTGTTTTTGATGCTTTCTGAAATTTTATGGATTTGACCGCCATTTACAGCATCTTTAGAATTTTGTGCAATAACGCCATTAGCCACATCAGTAATTTTCTTACCGCCGACATTAATGCCATCTTTAGTAATGCTTGGACCATCTTTAATGGTTAAGCCATTATTATTAAGTACGCTATCACCCGTGGTTACACTATTTAATGTCAGATCTTTTTTAGTCGACACTTCATAGTTTGTACTACCATCTTTATTAACAGTTTCTTTTACAACAATGTTGTCGCCTTCAGTTACAGTAGTCTTTGCTTTCTTAGCTGTATTTTTTACTTCGCTAATCGCATCATTGATGTTGTTTTTACCCGTTCCACCAATGTTATTGGTCGTCAGACTACCATCCGGGTTTACAACGGTATTTCCACCAATACTGTTTTTAATACTGTTTGAAATATTGTGAATTTGGCTACCATTTACTGCTTCTTTTGAAGTCGATGAAATGTGGCCTGCTTTCACATTATCTAAAACCGTACCGTCTTTACCTTTTAAGGTAACTTTATCTTTGGTCTTGGCATCATCGTATTTCACCGCAGCATCATCGGTTGCATGCTGCTTGGCAGCAAGATTGTCCAACTGACTCTTATTCACTGCATCTTTGGCATTGATACCATCAGCTACATTGGTAATCTGTTTGCCGCCAGCATTAATGCCTTCTTTGGTAATGCTTGGGCCTTCTTTAATCGTCAAACCATTCGTATTTAAGGTGGTGTTACCAGTAGTGACGCTATCAAACTTCGAGTCTTTTAACAGTTCAATCTGAATACCATCTTTGGTAGTACGGGTAATAACGTTCTCACCGCTGGTCTTAGCCACCGGAGTTGACGCAGCTGCACCACCCACAATATTAAGCTTCTCACCAAGTTTACGATGTACATCTGCACCGCTATTGCCAGCAAAGTTCAAGCCTTTGTTTTCAAGCTCTGTCTTGGTGTTGTCAATTTTGCTATTCAGCTCAGTCTTGGTGTTACCAATCGTGTTGTTTAACTCAGTTTTAGTATCATTAATCTGAGTTGTTAACTGATCTTTGGTATTGTTTAACTTAGTGTTGGTATCGGTAATTTGATTACCAAGATCATTCTTAGCATCATTTAAATTCTTGTTAGTATCTGCGATCTGATTACCCAAATCTTTTTTCGCATCATTTAACTGATTATTTGTATCAGTGATTTTGCCATTTAAGCTCTCTTTTACTTTGGTGAGCTGATCAACATTCACTGCATCTTTGGCATTTACACCATCTGCAACATTGGTAATCTGTTTGCCGCCAGCATTAATGCCATCTTTAGTAATGCTTGGACCTTCTTTAATGGTTAAGCCATTATTATTAAGAACGCTATTACCCGTGGTTACACTATTTAATGACAGATCTTTTTTAGTTGACACTTCATAGTTAGTGCTGCCATCTTTATTAACAGTTTCTTTTACAACAATGTTGTCACCTTCAGTTACAGTAGTCTTCGCTTTCGTAGCTGTATTTTTTACTTCACTAATCGCATCACTGATGTTGTTTCTACCTGTCCCACCAATGTTATTGGTCGTCAGACTACCATCAGGGTTTACAACGGTATTTCCACCAATACTGTTCTTGATGCTGTTAGAAATCTTGTGAATCTGACTACCATTTACTGCTTCTTTTGAAGTCGATGAGATGTGGCCTGCTTTCACATTATCTAAAACCGTACCATCTTTACCTTTTAAGGTAACTTTATCTTTGGTCTTGGCATCATCATATTTCACCGCGGCATTATCGGTTGCATTCTGCTTGGCAACAAGATTGTCCAACTGACCTTTGTTTACTGCATCTTTGGCATTGATACCATCAGCCACATTGGTAATCTGTTTGCTACCAACATTAATGCCTTCTTTGGTAATGCTTGGGCCTTCTTTAATCGTCAAACCATTCGTATTTAAGGTGGTGTTGCCAGTAGTCACACTGTCAAACTTCGAGTCTTTTAACAGTTCAATCTGAATACCATCTTGAGTTGTGCGAGTAATAATATTTTCACCGCTGGTCTTAGCCACCGGAGTTGACGCAGCTGCACCACCTACAATATTAAGCTTCTCACCAAGTTTACGATGTACATCTGCACCGCTGTTAGCAGCAAAGTTCAAGCCTTTGTTTTCAAGCTCAGTCTTGGTGCTATCAATTTTGCTATTCAGCTCAGTCTTGGTGTTACCAATCGTGTTGTTTAACTCAGTTTTAGTATCATTAATCTGAGTTGTTAACTGATCTTTGGTATTGTTTAACTTAGTGTTGGTATCGGTAATTTGATTACCAAGATCATTCTTAGCATCATTTAAATTCTTGTTAGTATCCGCGATCTGATTACCTAAATCTTTTTTCGCATCATTTAATTGATTATTCGTGTCAGTGATTCTGCCATTTAAGTTCTCTTTGACTTTGGTGAGCTGATCAACATTTACTGCATCTTTGGCATTGATACCATCAGCTACATTGGTAATCTGTTTGCTACCAGCATTAATGCCCTGTTTGGTAATGCTTGGGCCTTCTTTAATCGTCAAACCATTCGTATTTAAGGTGGTGTTGCCAGTAGTCACACTGTCAAACTTCGAGTCTTTTAACAGTTCAATCTGAATACCATCTTGAGTTGTGCGAGTAATAATATTTTCACCGCTGGTCTTAGCCGCCGGAGTTGACGCAGCTGCACCACCTACAATATTAAGCTTGTCACCAAGTTTACGATGTACATCTGCACCGCTGTTACCAGCAAAGTTCAAGCCTTTGTTTTCAAGCTCTGTCTTGGTGTTGTCAATTTTGGTATTTAGTTCAGTCTTGGTGTTACCAATCGTGTTGTTTAACTCCGTTTTAGTGTCGTTAATCTGAGTAGTTAACTGATCTTTAGTGGTATTTAACTTGGTATTGGTATCAGTAATCTGGTTACCAAGGTCTTTCTTGGCATCATTCAGATTCTTGTTGGTATCTGTGATCTGATTACCTAGATACGTTTTTGTATCATCCAACTTCTGATTCAGGTTAGTAATATTCTGGGTATTCTTACCAATATTGCTCGTATTTTGATTGACACGACTATCAACATTTTTAAGCTGGCGTACTGTTACTGCATCCGAGTCAGCTGAGCCATCTTCTACATTGGTAATACGGCGTTCTTTTCCAGCCGACCCAACAGAAATCACACCATTAGATTGAGAAGCATCACGATTAGTCAGGAAAGAAGTTCCTGTTGCTTCTGTCGCTACAGCATCTTGGCCTAAAGCAACACTATTTTTGGCTTCTACTTTACTGCGTGCGCCTACAGCAACACCACCTTCAACTAATGACTGAGCACCTTGGCCAACTGCAACTGCATTTTCTTGATCGGCAATTGCACCGCCACCAATCGCTGCAGCATTTTTACCCGTGGCTTTAGCACCACCACCTACAGCAGCAGCATTTTCATTTGTAGCCTCAGCTCCTTTACCAATTGCCGCTGAGTTATCACCTGTTGCCTGCGCACCACTACCAATTGCTGCAGAACTGTTCCCAGTCGCTTTTGCTCCTTCACCCGGTTTATTACCAGAGCCAATTGCTGTTGAATTTGTACCCGATGCCAATGAGTTAATACCCATTGCCGATGCGCCATCACCTGTTGCTTGTGCAACAGCACCGAATGCAGCGGCGCCTTTACCCGAAGCATTTGACATGACGCCAAAAGCAGAAGAAGCATCACCAGTTGCTTTAGAAGTCATACCAAACGCAGAAGAAAACGCTCCTGTACCTACAGCTTGAACCCCAACAGCAGTTGAACCATGATTCGCTTCGGTTGTTGGATATTTACCTGCCTGTAAAGTACCACCAGTAATTTCCGTATAGGTATTACTTAATTCCGTATCACGTGCAATTTTATCAACGTCATCGCCACCAATCGCAACTGATGAATTTCCTTTTGCAATCACGTCGGCACCAATTGCTACTGACTGGTCCCCAATTGCTTTCGTCTGATCACCAATCGCAACAGATTGATTACTATTGACTCCTTCGGCACCTTGAGTCGATGCATTACGACCTATAGCAACATCCCCACGTCCTACAGTTTGGCTACTACTTCCCATTGCAATAGCACCAGAACCTATTGCCTGTGCACTACCACCAATCGCCATTGCCTCACGACCAGCAGCAGAAGCATTTACCCCTACAGCAATAGCATTACGACCAGTCGCACCATCATTTTCAAAATTACCACCTTGCTGACCATTGTCATTAATACTGACATAATGGGTACGAGCAGCTTTTAACTGACGCACAGTTGCAGCATCAGAATCTGCTGCACCATCTGCTACGTTTTGAATACGGCGTTCCGTTCCAATATCTCCGATTGACAAAACACCTGTTGGTGCTGATTGTTTAGTCAAGAAACTTTCACCAGTTGCTTGACTGGCTTTTGAATCTTTACCTAAAGCAATACTGTTTTCCGCTTCAGAACGGGCACCTTTACCAATTGCTACGCCGCCTTCAAAGCTAGCTTCTGCTTGGTCCCCAATAACAACTGCATTATCTTTTTGTGCTTTTGCACCGGTACCAATTGCGACAGTCTTTTTACCTTTAGACTCTGAAAATGCACCAATTGCTAAAGCATTTTCTTCAGTAGCAACCGCACCTCCACCAAATGCAATCGAGTCTTTACCCGTTGCTTTAGTAGCCATTTTTGGTTGATAAGCAGCGCCTGCCTGTCCAGCAACAGGGTCAGCATTTTCAATATCTGGTGAGCCAATCGCAATTGAACGGTAACCTTCCGCAGTGGCTGAATGCCCTATGGCTAAAGAACCTTTACCCGTCGCAGCAGCAACATTACCAATAGCTTGTGAAAAGTCGGCTGTCGCTGCAGATTGACGACCAACTGCAAGAGCAGTATTTCCAGAAGATAAAGCACCCGTACCAATTGCTACACCTGAAATACCTTGAGTCGTCGCATAAGAACCGATTGCTGTTCCTAGGCCTTTCTCAACTACAGCCCCCGTACCAACACTGATTGCTCCGCCTTGTTTCATTGCGCCAGCATAAGCACCGGTAGAATTATTATATGGATTATTACGATTTGCGATGTTAGAGCCAGTTCGGTCTTGAGTTTGTGCTCCGCAGCCAATAGCAATATCTTTTTGATTAGCCGTATTAGCGCTTCCTTCACGACATGAAGTTGTACCAGAAATGGATGTTCCTTGGCCTATTCCCCCTTCGGTATTTGTCCAAGCAAAAGCATTTGGAGCAAAACAAATTACGCCGGATAAAACTGCCGCTGATAGATTTAAAGTTTTTGATTTAGTCTTTGTTTTACTTTTTGCAATTTCAGAGGTTGCAACCCATGCTCCAATCGAAGCATTCCAAATGACTTTGTAAACTTTATTCATAAAACTTCTCAGACAAATACCGAACTCAACGACCAATAAAAATGTAAAAATACATTTTTAAAATTTTTGGCCCAAAAAAAAGAGGCGGCATCCTAATTGAATAAATTTAAAGGGTAAATATAAAACCGAAATAATGATAAGAAAATTTGTGATTTTAATCACAAAATATATTTTTATAATTAATTTTAAATTACTGAATTTATTAATAAAAATTTAAATTATAAATATTGTGTGTTGTTTTTGTTAATAATAAGTAACTTTATTTTAAAATAGAATAATAGCTCTAAATAAATGTTTATTTTTTATCAAATTAATTAAATATAAATATTTTAAAAAATCAA